GAAAAATCGAATTAAGCAATAAAGGTCTATTCAGAGAGTTGCCAATTATGCCTGGCATGGAAAAACTAATTGCATACATTAAAAATACAGGCATACCTTGGGAGATACTAACAGCTTCTGGATCTTTAAATAGAGACGTTGTAGCTAAAGATAAAGTTTACTGGATAAACAAATATGTAGATTCAAAAGTTTTTATCACTGCAACCATTAAAGGTGAGGATAAAGCGGCTTTTGCTAAACCTGACTATATACTTATCGACGACAGAAAATCTAATATCAGAGCTTGGGAAGAAGCAGGCGGCATTGGCATTTTATACAGAGGTGTAGATGGCGCAATCAATCAACTAGATGATGTCTTTTATCAAATGGGTAAGGCTTGTTTAGTTGCACAAAGTACAGCCAAATAGTATTATCAGACTTGTAGAAATGATTGTTGCGAGCATGGTGCTCGCAATGGCTAATTTTATAGGAGGCTGATTATGACTACACATTTTAGTTCTGGCGTAACAAACGTCAGCTCAACTGGCTCTGAAAGCCTGATAAAACAACCAAGTAGGCACAAGTATCACGAATACTTTAATGACTTCGATGTTTATACAGCAGGTGATTGGACAATTACGACGACAGAAGACGGAACAGGATCCGCTGCTGAAGCATTAATCGACGGAGACGGCGGTTTGTTAGAAATTACTAATGCAGCTGGTGACAATGACCACGACTTCTTTCAACTTAAAAAAGAAGGCTTTAAATATGAAGCAGGAAAACAAATAGCGTTTTTCTACAGATTTAAAGCAAATGATGCTACACAATCTGATATTGTTGCTGGTTTACAATTAACCGACACAACACCATTAGATGTTACTGATGGTATTTTCTTTTTAAAAGCAGACGGTGCTGCAACAATAGATTTTGTTGTTGAAAAAGATAGTTCGCAATCTACTTTAACTTTGCCGAACTCTTTAGAAGATGACACATTTATGACTATAGGTTTTGTTTACAATCCTAAAGATCAGAAGTTTCATGTTTATCAAAACAATGTTCAAGCTGGTACTGTAGTAAATACTAATGCACCAGATGATGAAGAACTAAACGTAAGTTTTGGTATTCAAAATGGCGCTGCTGCTGCAAAAGTTTTAACAGTAGACTATGTACATGCTCTTAAAGAGCGTACTGCTGTTACAGAGCTTTAAGGAGTAAATTATGGCTGATGCAGTAACTTCACAAACCATTCAAGATGGTGAAAAACTAGCAATAGTAAAATTCACTAACGAAAGCGATGGCACAGGAGAATCCTCAGTAAAAAAAGTTGATGTTTCTGCTTTAAGCAAAGACAGCAGAGGAAGATCTTGCAGTTCTGTATCTATATCAAGAATATATTGGGCCTGTAGAGGTATGGGCGTTGACATAGAGTTTGACGCCTCTACCAATGTATTAGCAATACCTTTACCAGCAGATAGCACAGGTGACGAATACTACGATTTATTCACAGGTATTCCGAACAATGCAGGTTCTGGTGTGACGGGTGATATAGACTTCACTACTGTAGGACACAGTGATGGAGACGCATATTCGATTATCTTGGTTCTTACAAAGAACTTTAGTTAATGGCTGCAAAAAAACGTAAGGCAAAACAAGTCAGACGTACTGTTGGGAAGGGCGGTAATTATCGCCCTACCAAACAGGGAGCTGGGATGACACGAAAAGGTGTAAAAGCCTATCGTAAAGCTAATCCTGGTTCTAAACTAAAAGGAGCTGTAACAGGCAAGGTTAAGAAAGGCAGCAAAGCTGCTAAAAGACGTAAGTCTTATTGTGCAAGATCTTTAGGGCAGTTAAAACGAAGTTCAGCTAAAACGAGAAATGATCCTAATTCAAGAATACGCCAAGCAAGGCGAAGGTGGAAATGTTAAATGGCTAATAAAATACAAAAGAAAAAAATTAACAAAGTTATCAAAGGTTTGAAAAAAGCTAGTAAATTACATGCTGGTCAAGCTAAAACACTCGAAGCAATTAAATTAAAAAAAGGTGGCGCACCATCAAATGTTGCAAACCCATCTATTTATGCAAGAGCTAAAGCGAAAGCAAAAGCGAAGTTTGATGTCTATCCGTCGGCTTATGCCAATGCTTATATGGTTAAAGAGTATAAAAAAATGGGCGGCAAATACAAAGGCGCTAAGAAAAAAGCAGCAGGAGGCGAAATGAGTTTAAAACCTATACCAGCCGATAACAAAGGACTGCCAAAGTTACCAAAAAAAGTAAGAAACAAAATGGGTTTCATGCGTAGCGGTGGTGAAGTAATGATGGTCCAGGGCAGAGGTTGTGGCGCTATGATGAATAGCAAACGCAAAAAAACTAGAGTGCCTAAATCTTAATGAGAAAAAAAAGAGATCCAAAGGTAGGGACTGGTAAAAAACCAAAAGGATCTGGTAGAAGGCTTTATACGGACGAAAATCCGAAAGATACAGTCAGTATAAAATTTAAAACCATGGCAGACGCTACGGCTACAGTAAATAAAGTCAAAAGAATAAAAAAACCTTTTGCTAGAAAAATACAAATTTTGACTGTAGGAGAACAAAGAGCCAAGGTTATGGGCAAAAAAGGTGTAGCGGACATATTTAGAAAAGGCAAAGAACAAATAAGAAAAACTAGAAAAAAATGAGTTTAACTAAATGGTTTAAAGAAGATTGGGTAGACATTGGATCTCCAAAGAAAGGTGGAGGTTACAAAAAATGTGGCAGATCTAAACAAAAAGCAGATGCTAAAAGAAAATACCCAAAATGCGTACCAGCTGCTAAAGCAGCTCGTATGAGTAAATCACAAATCAAATCTGCGGTCCGCAGAAAAAGAGCAAAACCTCAAGGAGTTGGTGGAAAACCAACTAATGTTAAAACTTTTGCAAAAAATGGTGGTATGATAAGATTAAATAAACCTAATATGGGTTTATATGGAAGGAGCTAAATTATGAAAAAATCAAAGTACAGAGCTAAAGGCGGTGGTATGAAAGGTACTAAGTACAGAGCTAAAGGCGGTGGTATGAAAGGTACAAAATATATGTCTGTAGGTGGAGCACTAAAATCAGAAATGAAAGCTAATCCAGGCATGGGTAATATACCTGCATCTGTTAAAAAAGCGCTAGCAGGTTCAGCAATTGGATTTGGCGTTGGTTCAAAAAATCTGTTGCGGGCAAACAAAGCAAAAAAGAGTTCTTTATAATTTTGTTTACAAAAATGTGTAGTGGCGTATTTAATATCAAATATACCTCAGTTTAAGTGCTGGGTTAGAAAAGAGTTTACAACCAACCATCAACATGGTCATGGCGAGTATTTACATGCTTTGGCTTTTGCAGTTAATACAATTCCAGATAGATCTTTATCCTTTCAAGTAGTTTTTACTGGTTGCGAAACTGACTTTGAAGACTACCCAGACGAAAACGTGCATGGAGGTGCTATGTGGGCACGGATGCCCATACAGGCTTTAATAGCAGATGTGCCTTTACCTGAATGGCCAAAACCAATGGAAGACCATTTAGCACAACCTTGGGACTGTTTAAGCCACCATCATAGTGTTGTTACCTTAGATCGTGTTAGCTCTAGTCCTTGGTATTGCAAAATTGATGGCGAGTTTTATCTAGGTAAATACATGTTTACCGTTGATTACACAGAGCACTCCATAGCTGATGATCCAGCTCAACACAAACAATCACATGTGCTATACTTGACAGACGCTGGTGAATATACAGGAAATTTTGTAGCTTTACCGAACAATCGCGTTAGAGCAACAAATCCTGCCTTATGGAGAACAGGAGAAGGGCCTCCAGATTTTTCTCCTTCACAGTGGGTTCATTCAGCAGAGGCCCATGAGAGCTATACAGATCCATTTATTACATTTGACAATCTGTACGCCTCAGAGGAAGATAAAGAGTAATTATGGCATTATCTGGAAGTAAAAATTTTGAATTAGACGTAGCTGAGTACGTTGAAGAAGCATTTGAAAGATGTGGTGTAGAGCTACGAACAGGCTATGATTTAAAAACAGCTCGTAGAAGTCTTAACTTAATGTTAGCTGAATGGGCTAACAGAGGCTTAAATCAATGGACTATTACAGAAAAAACTGTTGCTATGGTTAAAGATACAAGCACATACAACATTGATAGTACCAACGCTACTGCACCTATAGATGTTTTAGATGTTTTTATTCGTGAAACAATAAACTCAGAAAATACAGATTTACCAATGACTAGGTTAAGTAGAGCAGAATATTCACACATAACAAACAAATCCTCTACAG